AATGCCACCATCAGTACCGTTCTTGCCATCAGGTGTATTAAGAAAAACGTCTCCACCCGCCCCACCAGTGCCGCCTCGACCGGCAATGATGCCGAAGCTTCTAACGATGGGAAGGACTGCCATAGTTGGCCAAATGCCGCTTTGGAGAGCGGGAATGGATGTGCTGGATGAACCAACACGAGAGGCAGTCGTGAAGGTAAAGATGATCTGGCGAGAGGGGTCGAGATTCCAGCCCGCCGCCCTTGCCGCCGATACCATGTTGAAATTAGATATTGAAGTGGAGACTACCACATTGATGGTGTTGTCGGCCCCTACGGCGGGGTTGTTGAAGTAAACGTCAGGAAGGACGTATGGTAGGGCGATGGGGTCGGGGGAGACGGGGAAGGGCCCATTCTGGGGATGGTTTTGAAGGCCATAGGGCCCGTCGTAGTCGGCTTCGCAGACCATCAGCCCCTGGTCGTTCTTCTGCAACTGGGGGTGAGTGAAGCGTCTACCGCAAATCTGACAGAGGGCCCATGCCCTTTTACCGGTCGCCCACACTATCGCCTCATATAGGGAACTACGAGGATGGAAGCACGTACCCGATCTTCCTCTTGGGCATCATCGAGGGCCTCGTCGTATTGGGCCTTGAGGCGGGCTATGCGCATCTCCTGAATCTTGGCGTCATCGGGGTTGACGGGCTGGCGCTTGGCGGCCAACTTCCACGCGAGACCCAGGGTGAGGGGGGACAGGAAACGCTTGGGAATGTCGGCGTTCTGCTCCATATTCCGAGTGACATCCTGGATCTGCTTTATGGACCAGTACTTCAGAATGTAGGAGTCATTGTCGGGGGTAGGCCAGACGTAGATGGTGGGAGCATCCTTCTGGCGGTCCACAAAGTACTGGGAGGGGCGACCTTCCTCGGTCTTGCGGGCAATATCGATCCACTCGAAGTGACCGAGACGCTGGATTTCCACATCAGTCCCAGAGAGATTGACGTGTGCGTAGAGGAGGTCCGAAACGTTGCTGGATACCGTGTAGGTGCGGGTACCCGAGGTCAGGGTGACTTCGTGTTGCTCAAGGGTCCACAGATTGATGGACTTGTTGGCCCATTCCGTGAGGAGAAGGTTGAGGCTGCGGCGCGCCGTTGCGAGATCACCGCCCAACGCGGGTTGCCCGCCGGAGAGCTCAATGGCCTCGTCAATCACTTCCCCAATGTTCAGCGACCATGCCCAGGTATTGCTTGACGCCATGTACTACCTCAGATAGAGTGGTACTTCTTGCCCTTGATGGCAGCACCAGCCCCCTTGACCGTCTTGACTTCCCCACCAGAGGCAAGCTTGGACTTCTGGCCCGGGTGCATGAGGCGATTGTGCCGCTTCATCAGCGACATATCTTCCTTCTTGTCCTGCTTGGCGGTGATTCCACCACCGGCCTTGTACTTCATCAGACGATCTTTCCCTTGGTCTTGCCCTTGACAGCAGCGCCGTCACGCTTGGACTTCGACTTGATCATATAGTCCTTACCGGGACCACCGTAATTGACTCGGGTCTTCACATCGCCGCCCTTGATACCAGTGACGGGAGTCTTGCCCGGCTCCATGTCCAACATCTTGAACTTCTTTGCACCAACCATTTTATGCTCCTTTGAAGCGCTTCAATTTAGCCTGAAGCCGAGACTTGGCCCCTGCTTCACCAACATCGGCCACATTACGATTGTACCACTGCCGGGCACTCTCATATGCCGGGTCGGTTTCTTTCAATACGGCCGTGGCCAATATGCTGTTTAGGATATCTTCCTGCTCTTGGGTCAAGTCAGTAGGTCTCCCGAAAAATAAGTCCACAGCTGAGCAGCGCCATTGCCAAAAACATCTACCGTATTACCGCCGGCGCCGGTGGCATAGATCTGTGATACAGCAGTATCACCCGCATCCATATCCGCTAGAGCCATGCCGCTATAAACACCAAACCCACCACTACCGGCTGGCGCATTGTAGAAATAGTTATAGGTACGATTGCTGGTGACAATTCGACCTTCTACACGAGTAGTTGTGCCAAGCTGATCCAAAGCAACGTTGGCAATCAGTAGGTATTTGCCGGTAACCGGGGCGGTAAAAGTACTCCCACTGAATGAATTGGTTTGATCCCACAATTCAGCATCAAAAACAATGGAGTAATACGCCGCATTGCCCGTGACGTCGGGAATGGTTGCTTTGACATATGCCAAGAAAGACGGCTGGCCAGTATTAGTTACTGGTCCATTGAAATTGCCACCGCCCTGTGGGACTACCGGAGGAGCTACAATACCATTCGCAAACGTGATCGACATTAGCGGTTACCGGCCCAGCCCGGCTGGATGATATTGAGTCTGACGCGCGGAGTGGTCGAGGTCGTCATCGCATCCACTACCAGACGGACAGCCGAGGGCGGGAAGGCAAAATTGCCTGCCGTAGCCGAGACCGTCATACTGGTAAGGAATGGATGAGGCAACCAAACTGCACTGGTATTCGGATCCGCCATGTCCCACACATCATCCCCAGTGTACTGCACGCTATAAGTATTGGTACCTGAAGCGATGCAGAACAGGGCAATATTGCCCGGAGTAGTGTGCAAATTGGTCCGATACATGGACGACGTGACGACGCCAACCGTGGTCCCGACAATTGTCTTGATGCCAGGATTCTGGGCCATTAGGTCTTGACCATCTGCGTGTAGAATACGCTGACATAGCCACTACCCTTGGTCGCGCCCGAAGTATCGGTGGAGACCTTGTAGGTCAGGGTCGTGTCAACACTGCAGAAAGTGGACATGGCCACAACGGCAGAGGCCGGATAGTCCATGAACTGGCGGCCCACCACGCCGATGGAGGTCAGGGTGCCGAATTCCGTGCTGTTGCCGGTACGGCCCACATTGAAGGAACCCACCGAAGCGTCGACCGTGGTGATGATATCCACCTGGATCTGGCCCTGCAGATAGGAGCCTGCCGGGAGAATCATGAACGGGGTATCAGCGGAAGCCGTATAGGACCAGGGGTAGGTCTTGACAAGCTCGACCGTACCTTGGGCATTAATTCCTACACCCGTGGCATTGCCGGCGATGCTGACGCTGGTCAGGGTCTCATACTTCTTGGGGCCCGTTACGAGGGGGCCGCTAAAACTGGATCGTGCCATAATTAATTCACCTTTCAGTCATAGTCTGGTGAGGTCCGATGGCCTACGGTCTATGACAATGGGAATTATAGCCCATTGGGGGGCAAAAAGAAAGGGGGCTCCACGAGAATATGTAAGGTACTTGACTAGTATATTCCATCGTGATACAAGTAACGCACGTAGGAGATAGAAGACAATGTTAACCGATACTGATTTTGCATACTTAGCCGGAATTATTGATGGTGAGGGAAGCCTCATGATCGACAGAACACTCAGTAAAACCGGTAGGAAAATTAACTACAGCAGCAGACTATCTATTGCAACAACCTCAACAAATCTTCGTGATAATCTTCTCGCAAGATTCCCGCACATAACCTCACATAATAGCCATCGCACTGGGAAGCACCAGGTGGAGGCGTTCAACATTCATTGCCGAGGAAGAACTCTCGTGCCCCTCTTACACCAGATTATGCCATATTTGGTTATAAAAAAGCAACAGGCCGAAGTCGTTTTAAACTTTGAGGAATACAAAAAGTTAAATAAACGTAACTATGTGGAACTCGACAAATTCAAACACGAAATTCGCCAATTGAACCGCCGAGGGTCAGAAGAATACTTTGAGGCCTTCTCAGACAAACTTGACGCAATATGGGAAGTTAAGCTAGAAGAATACAACGAAAAAGTAAAATTACACAATGAAAAGGAGTCTAATAGACATTGCCCGGTGTGTAATAAAAATATGGCACACACTCATCATTTAAAAATATTTTGTTCAAATGCCTGTAAGCTAAAAGATTGGCGTAAAAAGAAAAAGGAGGGGAATTGACTCCCCTCCTAGTTCCTACTGTACTTTTTTCCTTACGAACCCGAGCTGGCATACAACCCACGCCAATCACTGCTTCCATAGGAATACCTGGCCCGGCTCTTGAAGCGGAGGTTGCCCGTGTCGAAGTCGCCTTCGGTCTTGGTGCTCAGGGCCACACGCTCGAAGTGCTTCATGCCGTTGGGGCACTCGGTCCGGATGTACCACGCCGTCGGCGAGGTCAGGTACCGGTTGACGTGCACCATGTCGAACATGCCCTTGACAACGTTCTTGTCGTTATCCGAGGTGCCATTGCGCAGCGGGCTGTTGAGAATACGGTCAGCCGTGAACTGCAGCTGCGGCGGAATGACAAGCCGCTTGGCCATGTTCGAGGTCAGGATACCACGATCATCCTTCTCCAGGGTGATGGTGATAAAGGCATTCTCGATGGCCGTCTCGGACAGCTGGCCCGTGAGCAGGTTGCTCTGGAGACCCGCGTCGCGAGTGGGGTGGGAGGCCGAGATCAGCGGCACACCGTCGCCCGTCGGGAAGGAAGCCGAGAAGGCGTTGTTGTACGGCGCGGCAGCCTTGACCTGCTGCGTATTCGCCATGGCGCGGCCCAGACCCTTTGCACGGACCTTCGAGAAGGTGTCGTACAGGTTGTCTTCGAAGGCCTCTTCCGTGATCGCGAAGCCGAGAGCGATGGTTTCGTGCGTATAACGCGCGGTCCACGCCTCACGGGCATCGTCGTACACGATTGCGGCGCCTTCACCCTTGGTGGGTGCGGAGCCGAGCAGCGACATCATCACTTCCTCTTCGAATGCACGCTCCGACTTCTCGGTGTCGTACATTGGAATGGCTTCGTTGCTGATATCCTTGTAAGCCATACCAAAGATCGCATTTAGACCAGGTACTAGCTGCTTGGATTCACTTGAACGGGTAATCAGACTGGACATTTACATGACTCCT